GCCGGCTGCTTTTCGTTGCTCGCCTGAAACCAGCACCGATGCCGCGCGCTGCTTGGCGTCGACTGGCAAAAGGTCGGCTTGTGTCATCTTTCTGCTCCTTGTGCCGACATGCCATTGATGGCAGTGGGCACATCTGTAGGGCATGCGGCAGAGATCGCGCTTGCCCTTGCTTTTGCGTTTGCAGACTTGGTTTGCCTGGGTGAAGGTGTCGAACGGCACCTTGCCGTCACAGGAAACCGACTTGTCTGGCGTTCTGGTGGTCACGGCTGGCCCTCCAGGGGAAGGGCCATCTGTGTTTCGGTGACGAACGAGGCCAGGACATCCAGCGAGGCGGCGACCTTTGGCAGCGCTGGCGGGGCGCTGCGGAACGCCTCTGCCAACTTCCAGTAGTGCCCCTTGTGTGCTTGCCCGGTGCGGATGGCCAGAAGCACCGCCTCGAGGTCAAACCCGGTTCGGCGCACGTCACCGATGTCGGCGTAGACCTTGGGCTGCCATGTCTCGACGTTGAGCGCCACAACGGCCACGGCCGGCAACTTTGGCCGCTTTGGGCCTTTTGGCTTCTTGGTCGGGCCGGATGGCGGCTTGGGCTTTGTGCCCCAGGCTGGTGGCTGGCATTTCCCGACTGCGCGCATGAGCTCGGCGTGCTCCCACTGGCACTCGGCGCAGTAGTCGACGTCCTGACGAATCTCGTCCGTCTTCTTTCGACCTCGGTTGGCTTCGCCTTTGCCGGTGCGCCCCACGATCTTGATGACCGAGAACTGCACAGCCGACTCCGAAGCATGGAGCCAGCTGATCCAGTCAGCCTGATCGCGGAAGCACGCCGGCTTAGGCGGGGCCTTCTCGCGCAAAAGCGCGAACAGGTCCGACGTGGCGCGTTGGTGGCGGGCGGTCATACCGTTGGCCTGTATGGGGGCTTAGGAGCCCTCAATTGCCAAGATGCGGCGCAGGTGGTCTGCCTGCATCCTTTGCATACCGTCAACACCGTATGCAACGGACTCGAGATGAAGCCGAAGAAACTCCGACAGGTTCAACCCCTTGCGGGCAGCCAAGCCCCGCAGAATGTCGATGGTTTGCGCGTGCATGTTGATGCGCTCCAACTGCGCATCAAAGGGCCCCAGGGGGTGGGTGGTCCCACTCCGGCTGAAGCCTTGTTGGTCGATGTCAACGGACATGGTTTCTCGCTCCTTGAGGTTGCGGGGAAAGTTTCGGAGACGATCAGGCGGTGCAAGTTGTGGGCGGCTTCCGAGATGGAGCACCGCTCAGCTGAACTGCAGGCCCACGCAGGGGACTTGCGCAGGCAGATCGGAGGGTGAGATGGAAGAAAGAAGCCCCCACGCCAGCGCGCGGCCACCGTCGAAACGCTGTCATCACGCTCGGTTTGCCGCTCAGGGAGGAGAAAGCGGCCCGCCTCATGGGCGGAATGGGCGTTGCGCCTTTGTCGGCGTGGGGGCGAAACTTGTTCATGGCGAGCCGCCCGTTGAAGAGCGCGGCAGTTCCGCAAGCACCGGCCGCAAGTCGCTTTTCATAACACTTGCGTTCGGTGAGACAATCCGGAAGGCTCGTGGATACGTTTTCTGCAGGAAGAACCGCCACAGAGGCGGGATCCCCACTCGTTTCCAGTACGAAACGCCCTGCGGAGTGATGTGTTGCAGTCGTGAGCACTTCTCGGCGAGCTCTTTCGGGCCACCCAAGCGCTCAATCAACTCGGCATCATCGGATAGTGAACTTTCGTAAGCCATGCATAACGATAGCACGCATTCGCCTCTAAGCGCAAGCGTACACGCAAGCACAACGCAAGCAGCCTATCCTGTTTCGGGGGAAGAATCCCCCGATATGAAACTCCAGGATCGTCTGCACAAGATTGCTGAGTACGCCGTCTCGCGCGGGCTTACCAGCAGGCGCCACCAGTGGTCAGACATGGCCAAGGCGGCCGGATGCACTCCCGCGAACATGCGAAACGCAGCCAGGGGAGAGCAAACCAAGATGGACGAAGACCTGCTGAAGAAGCTGGCCAAGTGGGCAGGCGTGCGCGCCGAGTTCACCTGCGCAGGCGTCGGCCCGATGATCGATGGGTTGAGCGCAGGCGCAAGCGCAAGTTACTCAGACCAAGTGCGTTCCACTGTCGACAAGGCGGCAGCAGCTTCTGCCACCATTGGCTGGTCAAGAGAGGCGACGATTCTGGCGATGTTGCTTGATCGCATCAGTGACGATGGCAGACGTCAGCAAGCGTTTTCAGAAGCATCGGCCATTTTGGTGAGGCTCGGCTGAACGCCTAGCGTTTCCCAGAATGCGGAAGATGGAAACTTGTCACCTTATGGCGAGCATGTTACGTTTGCACGCACAAGGGAGTTTTCATGCAGACCAACAGCAGTTCCGAAGTGGGGCCGGAAAATGCCTCACATTGTCGGCATCAACAAGCCGTTCACCCTGGGAATCGGCCGACCTATGCGGTCTTGGCGCTCAAGCCTGGCGGAAGGATACGGGAGATTGCCCTGAGCCGCAGCATCGCTGCAATGCAGGCACTTTCTTACATGCCGATTGATGAACTGCGCGGGGCCCACTGCGCCATTGTCGTGACGCCAAGTGATCTGCCCTGGTGGCAGATTTGCTCGCAGTCGCTGAGGGACTCCGGGGTGTCAATGCAGCCTTTCACCGATCGTCAGCAAGCCATGACCTGGCTGGCATTCATCCACGCATCAGGGAGGTAGCGCATGAGATTCAAGGGTGTACTTTGCATAGCTTTACTCACACTGGCGAGCGCCTCTCGTGGCGCCCCACCAGATGCTGAATCGGCCCTTGGCGCGTCCAGAGCATTGGATGCCTCCGCACAAGCTCTCGACAGCGAGTCGTATGGTCGCTTGATCTCCGACGACTATGTGGGCAAGGTGATCGGCTATCCGTCCGACCCGATGCGCCCGGTGAGTTTCACAAAGCAGGAATTGCTCACCATGCTTGATGAGGCTCGCAAGATCAACGCGGTATACAAAATCGCACGCACGGTGGAGTCGGTAACACCATCAGAGCGCCAGGACGCGACCATCATTCGAGGCCGGGTGGTTGAGCGATTTGACTCACCTGGCGGAAGCGCAACGCTGGTCAGTTCATTCTCAATGACGTTCGTGAGCAGGTCTGGAAGAACACTCTTGCTTTCCTCTGCCAACGCCATGGCACCCGATTAGGCTCTTGCACCGAGTCAGCCCCGCAAAAGCGGGGCTTTTTTTTGCGCTTTCGCGATAGTCTGCTTTCTTTCGCTTGCGTCTTTCGGCGAAAGCGTGCTATCGTTTGCTTCACCACAACCGGAGAGGCAAATGCCGCACACCACTGACCGGGCCGCGCAGCTGGACAAGCTGGCCGAAGCCCACGAGATCCTGAGCGAGGCGCTCGCATACATCGGGTTGCACCTGACGGGCGCAGCGACTGAGCCCTACAACCCGAATGCACGCTGCCTGCTGGCGCTGGATGACCTGCGCCGCGATGAACTGTGGCGCGCTCGCGGCAAGGCAGAAGCAGCACGCATCAGCGGGTTGTCCCTTGACCTGAGCGCGGTGGGGGGCTGACATGGAAAACGTCAACCCGCTCATCGCAAAGGTGCTGCGCAACGCAGCGGACATCCCCGCTCAACTGCGCCGCGCTGAGTACGTCAGCCGCCTGCTGAAGATGGACTGGCAGTTTGAGCATGCGCCGGCCGAGCAATGGCGCGCGGGCCGCGACGAGCTTGCCCAACTGCGCCGCCTGCAGGCCGAGGTCGACCCAACGGCCAAGTTCTGGAACCTGCACGCACCCGAAGCCTTCAAGGCACACCAGCGTGTCAAGGTTTCAATCACCCACCTTGACGGTCGCCGCGATGTCACCTGGGTGACCAGCCAAGTGCCTGACGACATCCTCATCAGCGTGTTCCTGGGCATGCACAGCCCCATCGCCCGCATTGAGGTCAACAAGGCTGATGCTGAGGTGGCCACATGAGCCGCCACGAAGACCGCGAAGCCGATGGCTACTACTGCGTGCGCGTGTTCGACGCCGAGACCGGGCGTCTGATCGAGCAGCACGCAGACAAGACATGGCGCTCGCACAGCCTGCGCGTGTCGGCCCTGCGCGATCGCTACGACACGCCCGACGCCTACCGCTTTGAATTGGAGTGAACCATGAGCACCGCTCTTCTTCGCCGCGCCGACGTCATGACCCGCCGCAAGGTGCGTGAAGCCCTTCGCGTCTGGTGGCTCTTCAACGTGCGGCTTGCTGCCATGGCTACGCGCTTGGCAGCGGCACTCCCCCGCAATCGAGGCACCCAAGACGCAGCGCTCTACGCCTGCAGCCTTGTGGCCTGCCTCGTCATCAGCAACCTGACATGAGTGAGGTCACCATGCTCAACGCCTCCAACGCTGAACTGATCGCATCCACATCGGCGCCCCGCCCCAACGGTGCCGATCAAGCCCACGGCATGCGAATGCTGGGACGCCGCGCTCACCTGTCGGTTGTGCGCACCACCGCGCCAGCCACTCCCATGCCCACCGGCCTGGAGCGTGAAGAAGACCAGCCCTGGTCAAGCCTGCGCCCCCTGTTCCTCTGCATCCTCGGTTTGACCTTTGTGGTCAGCGCCTTGGCTGCCCGTGTGTACATCTTCGGCCACTGAGCCGCCCCAAGGAGTTCATGAACATGAATGCACTCGCCGAGATTCCTGCACGCACGCAGGTCATCGCGCACCGCATGAGCCCGGCCGAGGTCATCGACCACGTCAAGGCCGTCCAAGAAGTGATGCGCAACATCATGAAGGAGGGCGTGCACTATGGCTTGGTGCCAGGCACCGACAAGCCCACGCTGCTGAAGCCTGGCGCCGAAGCCTTGTGCGTGGCCTTCCGCGTTGCGGACACCTACCACGTCGAAGACCTTTCCAACTCGGACGCCATCCGCTACCGCGTGACTTGCACAGGCAGCCACCAGTTGACTGGCGTCGTTCTGGGCACCGGCATGGGAGAAGGCTCGACCGGTGAGGAAAAGTACAAGTGGCGCCGCGCAGTTTGCGCCCACGAGTTCGAATCGACCCCCGAGAACCGACGCCGTGTGAAGTACGGACGCAAGGGGCGCGAGACCTACACCATCGAACAAGTCCGAACGGACCCGGCCGACCTGGCGAACACCGTCCTGAAGATGGCATGCAAGCGCGCCAAGATGGCCATGGTGCTCAACGTCACGGGCGCCTCGGACATCTTCGGCCAAGACCTGGAAGACCTTGATGAACTGCTGCGTGAACACCTCACGCAGGACGAGAAGCAGAGCGCCGCCGAGGCGGTGCGTGCCGAATGGACAGCCAAGGCCCAGGCGACAGCGACCGAGCGCGAACTGAAGGCGGTCATCAAGCAAGCCGTCGCCCACTTCAACAAGGCCAAGGACGTCGAGGGCTACAAGGCCTTCACCAAGGTTGTCCAAGACCATGGCGCGACGATTCGCGCGCAGGAGGGCGGCAATGCTTGACCTCCTGATTCGCTGCAGCAGCCTGGGCAAGATCATGACCGAGCCCAAGACGAAAGCCGAAGGCATCTTGTCGAAGGGCGCTAAGTCCTACATCCGCAGCCTGGTCGCTCAGGAAATCTTCGGCGTTGAGTTCGAAGTCTCATCCAAGGCCATGGAAAAGGGCATTCGGTGTGAGGAGCAGAGCATTGCTTTGCTGAACCGAGTGCGCAGCCTGTCCCTGTCCAAGAACGCTGAGCGCCGCAACAACGGCCTCATCACGGGCGAGTGCGATCTGTTCGACACCCCGCGCAGCCGTGGTCACGACCTTAAGACATCGTGGTCGATTGCCACCTTCCCAATTCTGTCGGTTGACGCCGAAGACCGTGACTACGAATGGCAGATGCGCGGCTACATGTGGCTGTGGGACGCCGAAGAGTGGGAGGTGAACTACGCCCTGGTTGACACCCCTGAAGAGTTGATCGGCTACGAGCCCATGCAACTCCACATCGTCAGCCATATCCCGGAGCACCTGCGCCTCACGTCCTGGCTGGTCGCCCGAGATCGTGACATCGAGTTGCTCATGAAAGAGCGCGTCGAGGCAGCCCGGGCTTACGCGCAAGAAGTGCTCCGCGAGTTCGACCGCACGCACGCCAACCCCGCCTTGTCGGCTACAGACGCCCCCTGGGTGTCCGACTCCCCTGCCCCTGCCGCGCAACCCAAGGCAGCCACCATCCCCGCCTCGGCAGATCTGCCGGAGCTCACCTTCTGAGAGCAATCATGAACGCACCTACCGAATCCGCGCACCTCGAACCAGCAGTCCAACCGGCCGCCACCGTCGCCCACTCGTCCATCAAGGATGCCGTCCTGGCCCAGTTCAAGGATGCCGAAGTCATCGTCATCGGCTTGGCGGACAAGTACCGGGATGTGGCCTTTGACGTGACCACGCCGAAGGGCATGAAAGAGGCGATCGCCGCCCGCGCTGACCTGCGCGACAACGGCCGCCTGTTCGTGACCAAAGCCGAGACCCGAATCAAGGCCGACGTCAACGACCTCAAGCGTGTCATGTCCTCAGAAGTTGACCGCCTGGTGGCCATCGTCAAGCCGGTGGAAGACGCTGTCGACGCCCAGATCAAGGCAGAGGAACAGCGCAAGGCCGCCGAGAAGGCCGAGCGCGATCGCATCGCCGCTGAGAAAGCCGCAGCCCACCAAGCCAAGATCGCCAAGATCCGCGCCGCCGCCGAGAACGCCAAGGGCATCTCTTCCGAGCGCATCAAGAACGGCATCGCCATGGTCGAAGGCTTGGCCTTCGGTGTCGAGTGCGAAGACTTCCTGGGCCAGTACGAGCAGGCCAAGGACGAAACGTTGACGTCGATGCGAGCCAGCCTGGCAGAGGCCCAAGCCCGCGAAGCAGCCGAAGCCCAACGCTTGGAGAACGAGCGGGTGGCAGCCGAACTGGCGGCCCAGCGCGCAGCCCTGGAAGCTCAAGCCGCTGAGATCCGGCGACAAGCCGAGGCGGTGGAGACGGCCCGTGTCTCCAAGGTTCACGGCATCGTGTTCACGTTCCCGGACCCAGAGGAAGAAGCCCGCGCCCAGCGCGAAGCCCAGCAGGCCGAGGCCAAGCGCACCCAGGCCGAGAACGACCAAGCAGCCGCCCAGCGCACCTCCCTGGCTCAGGCCCAAGCAGAGATCGTCAAGGGCACCGAACTGGCCTGCGGCCTCCCGCTGGAGACGGAGCACGCCATGAACGAAGCCCGCGCCGTCATCGCCACCAAGTCCGATGTTCGCGCTGTGCCGATGGGCCTGCCAGCCACCAACGAACCCGCCACCCTGAAGCTGGGCGCCATCGGTGAGCGCCTGGGCTTCACCCTGACCGAGGCTTTCGTCTCCGAAGTGCTGGGCGTCAAGGCATCCGGCAAGGACAAACGCGCGGTCTTGTACCGCGAGAGCGACTTCCCCCGCATCTGTGACGCCCTGGTGCGCCACATCAACAAGGCCAAGGCCGGCGAACTGCTGGCCGCCTGATCCACCAGTTTCGGGGGCCGTCACCAGCGGTCGCATTGCGTGCAGCGGGGCGTGCGTGCCTCGTTAAATCCGACACACATCTGCACGGATGCGTTTCCTGGGTGGCCAAGCACACGACGGCCTCCCCCTTCACATCCTCCACGGAGAACCACCATGCCCCGCGAATACACCCCCGCCATCGACTGCACCAACGAACAGCGCCAGGCCATCGCCTTGATGCCGGTCACGTCGAACCAGATCGCCGCCATCGGCTACATCCACGAAACCAAGACCCTGGCTGTCACCTTCACCCGTGGCGCCGGCAACGTCTACGAGTACCCCGACGTCGAGCCCGAGACGGCCTGCGCCTTTTTCATGGCCGAGAGCCTGGGCAAGCACTTCGGCCAACACATCTCCAAGCTGCCGAGCCGCAAGTACAGCCCCGACGTTGAAGCCGTCTCGGCCTAACTTTTCCGGGCACCCACCCTAAGGGGGCCGGTTAGCACCAAGGGTGCCCACCAGACAGACCAGACAGGAGAGAGAGATGACAGACAACCATGCTCTGACACGCTGGCAATGGCAACAGTTGATTCTTGCCATGCTCGCCGCCCGCCAGGAGCAACCCAAATGAGCAACGCAAATCACACGCCCGGTCCTTGGTCTTCTTCGATGTGGACCGATGACGTAGCTGGAGCCGTCGGCTGGAGCATCGTCTGCGGTGACGCAGGCCATCTCGTCCCAACAAACACATTTGAAACGGATGATGAGGAAGAGGCTGAAGCCAACGCCCGCCTGATCGCCGCCGCGCCTGAGCTTTTGGAGGCGCTGCAAGCAATGCTTGAGCAGTTCAACTACAGCACGGTTGCGGGCCTTGTCCATGACGAATCAATGGCAATCATGAAGGCGCGAGAAGCCATCGCCAAAGCAACCGGGGAGCAAGCATGAGCCACACCGAACAGATGCGCGAGGCGCTGCTTGACGATCTTGCCAAGTGGGAAGCACACGTCAGGCGCTATGACGTTGATGGTGCCTGCAACCCGCTTGCCAACACGCTTCAGCAAGCCCGAGCCGCCCTCACCGCCCCTGCGGCAGAGGTGCCGGAGGCGATGGGGGATGAGCAGATTGATGCCATCGTCAAGGCGTCGAACCTTGGCGGGGGCGGTCCGTTTTGGCCCGACAACACTGGCGAATTCGCCCGCGCCATGCTCGCCGCCCGCCAGGAGCAACCCAAATGAGCCACGAAGCAATCATTTCGACCGCACTGCGCATTGACCCGTTTGGCGCAGACGGAACCCTCTACAAGCTGGCATCCAACAGCCCGGAAACGCTGGCCGCTTTCGTTGCTGCGTTTGTGGCCGACGAGCGTGAAGCATGCGCCAGGACGTGCGAGGGCATCAGCCAAATGGCAAGCAGCAACGCGCCCGTTTTGTGCGCCATGAAGATCAGGGCGCGCAGCCGACACGCCGCCCTCACCGCTCCTGCGGCAGAGGTGCCGGAGGCGATGGGGGATGCGGAGATTGACGCCATCACGCGTGCTCAGTGGGGCGAGCAGATCGGCGTGATGTATCAGGCTCACCGTGCATGTGCCCGCGCCGTCATCGCCTCCCGCGACGCTCAGTGGCAATCCACCCGGCTGCGCGGTGGTGTGCCTGAGCCTGAGCCTGTGGCGGTCATTGGGTCTGGATGGCAGTTCCTGTGGGCCAGTGGCGACAGCCTTGAAAGCATTGCCAAACGCCACGGGCTGAAGATTGGCAGCAAGCTATACACCGCCGCCACTCAAGCCCCAGCCGCTGCCGCTGCGCTGGATGCGGGGGTGGTGCGGGATGCGGAGCGGTATCGGTGGCTGCGCGAGCAAGACAACGACGATTTCTGCTTTGCCGTGGTCAAGAACCCCCACTTCGACGTTTACGAACCGGGCGATGAGCTGGACACCGCCATCGACGCCGCCATGTCCGCCCAGGCGGGAGGGGGGAAGTGATGGCCTACGCCATGTTGAGCGAAACCGAACGCACCGCACGCAAGCGTCACCGCTGCATCTGGTGCTGGCAATTCATCGAGCCGGGCCAACGCTATCACGATGAGCGCAGCGTGAACGACGGAGAAATGCAGCACCACAAGTGGCACCCCGAGTGCCGCGCCGCCATGCTGGCTGAAGTCGAGGCAGAGGGCGGGCCCATCGAGTGGATTCCGGGCCAAGAGCGTCCACCAGCCGCCCAGGCCGAGCGCGAGAGGGGGGAGTGAGATGCCCTGCAATCACCGATACGTCACGACATACGGGAACGGCTGGTTCTGCTGCTCCTGCAAGGCTCCGATGCTTTCCCTCGCTGTGCAGATTTTCGGCAAGCCACCAGCACAAGCCACCCACCCCACCAAGGACACCAAGCAATGAGTAAAGACGACTACGCACAAGGCGCGAGCGACTACCGGCGCGGCTTCGACTACGACCCGAGTAAGTCCAAGGAGTGGCGCGACGGGTGGAAAGATGCCCGCGACGTAGACGATGACGAGGGCGACGACTTTCGATAAGGACACACCATGACCACCGAAAACCAACTGCTGCCGTGCCCGTTCTGCGGCTCCGAGCCGACAGACCACGCGATTGAGCCGCACAGCCATTCGTTCACGCTGGACGGCTTCAAGATGCCCGATCACAAGGGCTCGCACGTCAT